GGCGATGCCGTAAATGGACTTAAAACAGCCTTTGCGGTTGGTCTTTTGCCTATCCTGACAAAAGTCATAAACCACTTTAACGATGTAATCACCTCTCTAAAAGAAAATGGTTATTGGTACACCCTGCTTCACCAACTTAACTTGACAGATATTGCAGACCGACGCGAACAAGCTACCGCGTTAATGCTCACAAAGGGCGCAACCGATGGGCTGTCTCAATCCCTTGAAAATATTGTAGACCCGGCAAAAGCGGCGCAGGACGCGCTTCAAAAATTATCACAGGAAAATCTGAATTATGTTTCGGGCATAATGAGTTTTGCGAGTTCAGAGACTAGTTATCGAGAAAACCAAAAAAGCCAGATCGAAGAAATCGCCAGGGCACAGGACGCATTAACTTTGGCGGTGCATGAATATGGCTCGAACAGCAAACAGGCATTAGATGCGACTGCCGAATTAGAAGACGCGAAAGCGGGATTAAAAGATTTAGAAAAAACATGGCGTGAGACTACCGCCAGAATGATGTTTGACATGATACAAACCAATTTCATGTCAGATAGTATTTTGTCTGACGCGGAAGCTGGTGCGCTGGCAGCGTATGCGAAGCGTGAAGGATTGTTCACAGAAGCGCAAGCCCAAGAATACCAACAGATGGTTTCTATTGCCAACACATATGCGGCGGCAGTAAATGGTGCCACCGACTGGATAACAGTAATAGAACAACAGCAGCAAGCATTGGTTACAGTTACGGGATTAGTGGATGGGCTTAGTAGTTCCATAAGCAATGTTCCAATTATGCCGTTTATGCCAATAATGAACGGAACTAATTTATCTTCTACCCTGCCATCAGGGTCAATTCCGGGCAGCAATAACCGGCGAGCATTGGGCGGCAGTGTTTTTGCTGGGACGCCTTACACGGTCGGTGAGCATGGCGTGGAAACATTCGTGCCCAATACCAACGGGACGATCATCCCGAATAATAAAGCCGATGCGAACGGGCAGAACATCACGATCAACATCACGAACCCGAAGCGCGAGGCGGCTGAAGACACGGTGCGCAAGTCGCTCAAATCGCTGTCTTATATTGGAGTGGTCAGTACATGAAAACTGAACAAAAAGCACTTGACAGGCGCGAACCCCAGTCGTAAAATGAATCACGAGACGGACATCTCTTTGAAGGCGGCATTTTCCTTTGGAAAATTTCATATCGTAGGCAAAGTCCTGCCAAGAATTTGTTGTCGCCCGAGATGTCCGTCTCCCGACGATTTTTTCTTGGCAGGACTTTGTTAAATAACAAGGAGACGGACCCATGTTAGCAGATACAAAGCAAGTGAAGTTTGATGTTGTGGCGTTTGTAGGTGAACTTCCCTATATGGAAGTACGTGCCGAGGAGTTACGAGCGCCCGCGCAGTGTGGTTATGCTGCGCCCTTCCTGTATCATTTGCAGTCACGCTTGATCGAAGGCGTGGAAGAACGTCTGAAAGCCAGCGGCGACGAAACCACCCGCGAAATGGTGGATGCGCTGGTGATGTTGCTGATGCTGAACGGCAAGGTTGAGATCGGCACGCTGACCGGTCTGGACGCAGAAACCCTGACCAGCGTTGTGGAAAAATCCACCAGGCTGATGGAGTGGTGACTGTAAAAAAAGCATGTTAAGAAACGCGAGCTTGTGTTAAAATCGAAATAGTAAAAACTGCTGTTCCTCCCTTGTGGAGGATGTCTCAGAGATAAGCGCCTGAATGCCCCGTGTGGGCGTTCAGGCGCTTTTTTGTTTGGAGTGAACTAAATGACAACCTTTGTTTATGGCGCCACCGACCTTTCCACGCTTGGGAACATCACGGTCATTGATGACTATTTAGACCTGCCACAAAAGCGCGGCGGCAATCAGATGATCCCTTATCAGCACGGGACGCGATTTGTCCAAAAATATTATGACGAGCGGACGATCGCGGTGGGCATTGCCGTGCTGGGTACGTCCCTGTCTGACCTGGAAACGAAGCTCTGGACGGACTTCGCCACGTATGTCGCTGCCCTGACGGAAAACTCCACGGTAGTCGATGGGGACGTGTTCTATTCGATTCAGGGCGGGACGCCGAAGTACGTGAACGCGGACACGCTTGCGGCTTACTTCCTGGCCGAGATCGGGGCGTCGGTAGTTGACCTTGCCTGGGACGGTGCCGTTGTCGATCCGGCTCTTTCGACCGATGTGCTCGTGTGCCAGCGATCTGACGTACAGAAGACGCTCACGGTGGATACGGTTTCGGACTTCGCCCTGGCGGCATTGGGGGCCAGTGCGGCCGTCACTCCAGCAGCGGCCAGCGACAAGTTCATTGTCTATCGCAGTTCCGTAGCGAAGACGATGGACATTGCGGACGTCGCGACTTACTCGCTCACTCAAGCCTGGAGCCAAACGACGATCGGGACGATCAACACCGGAGACGAGTTGCTGGTCGGTCGCAGCAACGCGAGCGGGACCACGACGGTTGACGCACTGAAGACGTTCGTACTGACCGGAATCCAAGCGACGGTGCTCGATATATCGGGTTTGTCCACGGCGACACTCGGAATCACGGACAACATCCTGATCGTTCAGTCGGGAGTAGGGAAGAAGACGACCCTGGCTTCACTCGAAACGAAGCTGTGGACCGATTTAGCGACCAACATCAACAGCCTGCCCGATGCGGTCACGCTCCTGAGCACCGACAAGTTTATGATCCTCGTGTCGGGCACGCGGAAGTATTGCACGGGTGCAGAGATCGCCACGTTCGTAACGACTACCATGTGGGCCGCTGCGGCGGCCTCTTCGGTGGCCGGGACCGACACGTTCCTGATTGACCAAAGCGGCACGAAGAAAGAAGCAACGGTCACTCAGTTGCAGACGTTCCTGGCGACTGGATTGCAGGACAGCGTTCTCGACATTTCCGGCCTGGATACTGCCACGGTAGCAGGCACCGACGAACTGCTGGTGTGTCAGTCAGGAGAAGCCAAAAAGGCGACAGTCGATGACGTAGGCGATGTTGTCCTCGCCGGAACGGCTGCTTACATCGAAACCCTCGATCAAGCGTCGTTGGCCGACACGGACAAGATATTCGTCTCACAGGGGAGTATTGCGAAATGCACGGCCCTCAGTGAACTGGCGGACTATATTGCAGGCGAGTCCACCGACCCTTTATGGACGACCGTTTCCGCAACGAAGTACACCACGACGCCAGCGAGCACTTCGAGCATCACGTTCAACGACACCACCGACATCGCGGTCGGCGATCCGGTTCGTTACGCCTACAACGGCTCGACGTATTACGGAATCGTCTCGTCGCTCGCGTCGAACGCCTCGATCACTATCTCCGGCGCTCCACTGGACGTTGGGCACGCCATCACCGACTTCGCGGTCGGGGCACCGAGCCAACTCGTCATTATGGACCTGACGGTGGCGGGAGTTTATGCCGACAACACGGAAGACATTCTCCAGGGCACCGCAAACCGTTACATTCGCTGGAAGAAGTCACTGGCTCACCTCGTCGGGTTTTCAGCCGCCCACAAGACGGCGGACACGGGAGCGAGCCAGCCGAAGCTCAACGTCAAGGTGGACGGCAATCTGATCTCCACCGAGGATAGTAACGCGGGACTACAGCTCTCGACCGCTGGGGCTTGGGTGGACGGCTCGGTGGTGGCCATATCAACCTCCAACTACTCCGTCTCGTTCAATTCGTCGCTGGACTTGCGAATCACTGCTGCCGGGACGAACGGCGACGCCGCGAACTTGAGTGTGTGCCTGATATTCGTTCTCGAATAGGAATAACCGATGGCAACTCCTAACCTGCCCACAATGGACCCCGGCGGGGGGATGACTCACAACATCCCTCCGAGGCGGGAAGTTTCTTCGTATGCGCCCATTTGGTTCACGCAATCAACGGTCAGTGGAATCGACCGCGAGATGATGGGCTGGATGGTGGCCCAGGGCTGGCAGGTAACGAACGTCACTTACGACCCCACTACGACGCCGCCGACCCCCAGTTATGCAATGTCTCGGCAGGGAATGAACAACTGGTTCATCCTTCAGGACTTAATGAACTCGCTCACGACCGCGTTTAACGACGGTCGGACGATGAACTATCTCCGTTACCGAGACATCGTAACGATCTGGAACCAGGCCTTTGCTCAGTCGCAGCAGCAGTTCCAGCAGATGACCGCCAAGTCTGACGCGGACGTTGTGATCTATTTCGGCCAGTTCAACAACGACCTGGACGCCATTTCGGCGGAGATCGGACTGGCCCGCAGCGAAGCGGTTCAGGAAGCAGATCGCGTCGCCGCCCAACTCGCCGCTTACCTGGACAAGTTGAGCGACATTGAAGCCAACTATCAGGCCCATGCGGCAACCATCGCCACCTTAATAACCCAACAGAACGACGCGCTGGCCGTCTATTTGAGCGACTACAGTTCAAAGCTCGATCAGTTGAATACGGAGTACCAGACGCACCTGGATGAAATCGACGATGTTATTGCCGATATGTCGGCGTGGAAGCAGAAAAAGAGCGGCGGTACGTGGGGCGCGATCATTCGTCGCCCTATCGCTATCGCGCAAATGCTCGGTATCTAAGCCGGTCGGGTCGCACCGACTACCCACAGCCCGGCCGAGCGTTAGGAGCACGGCCGGGCTTTTTACTGAAAAGGAACTGAAATGCCAAAGCTCGTAACCGTCGCTTGCAAGTTGCCGAATGGCATCACCCTCGATCACGCTGGCCAGAAAGTGACCCTTAAGGGCGCGAACGCTGACGACGCGTTGCTCGGTTACGGCCGCACACCAGTCGACGCCGGTTGGTTCGAAAGCTGGCTTTCGAGCAAAGAGGGCGGCGGCCACGGTAACGAGTTCCCGGCGGTTAAAGCGGGCCTGATTTTCGCCCATGCCGACGCCAAAAAGACCGACGACGAAATTGCCGAAAAGGCGGGCGACGCCACCGTGCAGTCGGGCCTCGAGCCTATCGACCCCGAGAAGCCGGGCGCGGGCATCGAACAAGTCAAAGAAACCGGCAAGAAGTAATCCGTGGCTATCGCGTCGTTCAACTATGCGGTATGGGCGGCGCGGTTCCCTGCGCTCGCGGCGACGGTCGACGCACCGCTCGCCGAGAGCTATTTCGCCGAGGCGGGCGTATATCTCAACAACACCGATACGTCGCCCGTCGTCGACGTCGCAATTCGCTTGATCCTGCTTAACTTGCTCGTCGCCCATATCGCAGCGTTGAACGGTGCGACGGCCGCGAGCGCCGCCGGGCTCGTCGGTCGTATCTCGAGCGTTACCGAGGGCAGCGTCACGATATCGACCGATTACGCCGTTCCGGCCGGTTCGGCGGCATGGTACGCGCAAACGCAATACGGCGCGCAATATTGGGCAATGACGGCTCCCTACCGCACAATGAACTATGTACCCGGCCCCGAGCCTTATCTCGGCGTGCCCGGGTCAGCCGACTTATCATGGCCACGATAAGCGGGGGCGAGAAGCTCGAGAAAATGCTTAAAGAACTCGGCAAGCGCGTTAGCGACCCGGCGACCTTGCGCGTCGGGTTCCTCGAGGGCGCAACGTACCCCGACGGCACGAGCGTACCGACCGTTGCGGCCGTACAGAATTTCGGGTCGGGCAATATCCCGCCCCGGCCGTTTTTCTCGAACATGATCGAAAACAAGTCGCCCGATTGGCTGTCATATGCCACGGTCGCCGGGCCCGCGCTAATAGTCGTCGAGGCGACCGTCTGCGATACGCTCACGGTATAGGTGCCGGTGCCGCCGGTTCCCGTGCCCAGTGCCGTGATGATCGTGCCATCGGGCAGGGAACCATGCTGGACGTATTGCCCAACTGCGATGGTATCCATTTCCGCCACGGTGACGGTCAGGGTGGTTCCGGCAACGCTCGCCGTGATGGTGTTGCAGTCCATCATCTTGGAACCGCCCGCGCCGTTGTTGCGGCCCGTCGAATTGACGCTACCCCATCCCGAAGCAACCACATCAATGCCGAACACGCGCACCTGATCGACAAAGGCCTGGGGGATCAACCAGCGTTCCGTCCAGCTGTCTCCGGTCATCCACAAGTGAACCTGCGTGGAAGCCGTGGAGCGCAGATTTGCCATGCCGCCACGGAAGCGGCGGGAATACTGGCCGGGGATTGCTGTGGTGGTTTCGCCGCTTGCGGGAATCTGGCTCAGGATATAGGCCGTGGCGACCGGGCCAAGTCCGTCCATATCCAGCAAGCCAACGCCGGTATTGACCCACATCAGAAGATTGGGATCGGTCGCCGCATCCTCGATTACCGGGATGATCGAACCAGCGGGCGCGTCGAGATCAAGCGAGCCTTCGATCTGGACAACCGCCGCCGCCGCATCGGTTGCATATTCGCGCGCTGCAGCAACATCGAGCCATTCAACCGCCGCATCGACTTCGGTTGCGACATTGGCGGCATTCTGGAACAGGGACACGCGGTCTGCATCGGTTGCGTGGTTCGTCAGATACGTGTCACCGCCGCCGACCAGATAGCCAGTCGTGAGCGCGCAC